AAATGCGCAGCTATCTCGGCGAGCGCTACGATGTGGATGCCATCTTCTCGGCCGAGGGCGCCGACCGCCATCCGCTGGTACTGATGATGGCCATCGATATCACCGTGTACCATCTGTTTTGTATCCACAATCCGCAGAAGATATCGCAGGTGCGGGTCGACCGCTACGAGCGGGCTGTGGAGTGGCTCAAGCAGGTGGCCAAACGTCAGGTCAGTGTGGACGGAGCGCCCACACTCGACAGCGATACCCAGAAACAACAGTCGCCGTGGATGATGCGCAGCAATCCGAAACGGCATAACCATTATTAATATCACGCATTATGAATCTATTCGGAATTATACCTTCTTTCGCCAACCGCTCGTCGCGGAAGGCGCCCAACCGTATCACCGAGGGAGGCAACTTCTTCCCCGGACGCACCATCGTGCTCAGCGCTCCCAAGCGCTTCGACTTGGACCTGCAGGACTATAAGGCTGCCATCCATAACGCCGAGGATGTGGACTTCACCCGGCGCACCAAACTCTACGACCTCTATGCCGATACGCTGCTCGATACCCACTTGTCCGGCTCCATCGAGCACCGCAAGGCGGGTGTGCTGAACCTGCCGTTCACCTTCCTGCGCGACGGGCAGGTGGACGAGGCCGTCAAGGAGCAAATCGACAGTCCTTGGTTTCTCGACTTCATCGATGACGCCCTCGATTCCCTGTTCTGGGGATTCACCCTGGTGCAATTCTACATCGACGAGAAGGGCTGGGTGAATTACTATAAAGTACCCCGCAAGCATGTCGACCCCGTGCTGCGCTTGATCAAGCACCGCCAGGAGGATATCACGGGCACCAGCTTCGACGAGTATGCCGACCTGCTGATGATCCGCAGCAAGGATCCTTTAGGTATTCTGGCCCGCACGGCGCCTTATGTCATCCACAAGCGGGGAGGCTTTGGCGACTGGGCCCAGTTTGCCGAAATCTTTGGCATGCCGGTACGCAAGTACACTTACGACGCGGCCGATGCCGAGGCGCGCGAAGCCACCATGCTCGACGCGGAATCTCAGGGCGGCGCCAGCGTGTTCCTCTGTCCGGAAGGCACAAACCTGGAGTTCATCGAATCGGGCAACAAGACCGGCAGTAACGACCTCTATTCGGGGCTGGTGGACCGCTGTAACGCGGAGATTAGTAAGGCGGTGCTGGGCAACACCCTCACCACCGAAGCCAGCGAGACGGGCACCCAAGCCCTGGGCACGGTGCACAGCAAGGTGGAGGAAGCCTTGTTTCAGAAAGACCTTCGCTTTGTGCTCAACCTGCTCAACTATGATATGGTGGATATCTTCGAATCGATGGGCATCCACACGCAGGGCGGTGAGTTCACCGTGGCCAAGCCCAAGGACGCCACCGAGACGACCAACCGCGCCGTCATCCTCGAGAAGGCCCGCACGGTGTTCCAACTCCCCATGGACGACGACTACCTCTACGAGCAGTTGAGCATCGACAAGCCCGACGACTACGACCGCCTGAAGAAGGAACTGCTGGAGCAGGCCGAGAAGAACCGTATGCTCAGTCCCTTCGGCATGAATCCGCAGAACCGTGCGCAGAGTTTTTTCGCAGTCGCCCCGCAGCAAGAAAACGGGGCTTTAGACTGGTGATGAACGAACTCTACGACCTCCCCGACCTCGATGATATCGATTACATGGGCGACACTGTTTCGCCCCTGCAGGCGAAGGCGGAGGACGTCAGCGAATCGTTCGGATTCACCGAGGAGATGATGACGAAGTTTCTCCGCCGTCTCTATGAGGGGAAGTTCGACCCTAAACAAGAGATTGACCCGGATATGTGGGAGCAGGTGCGCACAGTGTTGCGTGAGGCGGTGGCCAAGGGCTATGACGAGCCGAACATGCCGGATACTGACGAGGCGTTCTATGAGCAGCTGCAGCACAACACCGATGTGTTCTCTGCCTTCAAGGTGCACCGTATGCAGAACGATATGGCCCGTATGCTGCTCGATTCGAACGGCAAACTGAAGACGTTTGAACAGTGGTCGAACGACGTTCAAACTATCTCCTCACACCAGGTGGGACGCTGGCTGCAGACGGAATACGATACGGCGGTGATTCGCGCCCATCAGGCGGCGGACTGGCAACAGTTCGAACGCGAGAAGGATGTGCTGCCCAACTTGAAGTGGATGCCGAGCACAAGCGCCCATCCGGGTGCTGACCATCGCGTGTTCTGGGGCACTGTGCGCCCCATCAGCGACCCGTTCTGGAGTAACCATCGCCCTGGTGATCGCTGGAACTGCAAGTGCTCGCTCTCGTCTACCGATGAACCGGTCACGCAGATTCCGGATGCAACATCCTCCGATATGCCACAGAACGGGCTGGAGAATAATCCGGGCACCGACGCCAAGGCGTTCTCGGATAGCCATCCGTATTTTCCCGCGAACTGTGCGTCGTGCGACTTCTATGAAGGAGGCAAGGAAGGATTCACCAATCGAGTGAAGAACTGCTATAACTGTAAGTATGCGGATAAAACGATTGAGCGTTGCGGTAAATTTAAACTAAGTCCGAAAGAAGATTATAGAGATTTGAGCAGAGATCCGCAATGGAAGGAGGTTTTATTCGACAAGAAAACAGGTGGCATTAAGGCAACTCACATTGGGCATATTAGTGGGAATGGCAACCTAACTTATTTTGGCGATGAAAGATTAAGCGGCTTAGACTTGGAAAACGAAGTAACAAATCAACTATTCCACTCAGGGCATAAGGTTAAGTTGTGCGATGAGCGAGGTAAAGCTGCTAATGGCAATTATTTATCAGCGCTAGACCTAGAATTTGATGGTAAGATGATGGATATCCGTTCTATTACCGGAAAAGGTTTATATAGCAATGCAATGATATCTAAGCATCAGCAGTTGTGGAAGTATAATAACAGGGAAGACGTTGATACAAAAGCGGACTCTTTAATGCTATACTTTCACGATCCTTCAATGTTTAATGAGAAGAAAATGCGGATTTCTATCGGTCGATACTTATTTAGATGGCATAAGAATGGCACACCCGTTAAGCCTATAATAAAAAACATCTACGTTGTGTTGAAGGGCGATGACGATGTACGTCACTACACATTATAAAAAAGGCCCCCTTGCGGAGGCCTGGCCTTGCACCTAGTCCCTTGCGAGCCCTAGGGTAAAATTACGCTTGTGCCACTGCAAATATACGAATAATATTTGATATACAAGCGAATTAAAGAAAATTTTTATCGAAATGGACGAAAAAGAATTCATAAACCGATTAAAATCGAAGCAGCACGACCTTGAGACGCTTGCCCGGAGGAAACTCCCCATCATCGTAGGCCGCATGGCGAAGGATCACTTCCAAGAGAACTTCCGCCAAGGCGGCTTCGTGAACGGTGGCGTCCACAAGTGGCCCGACACCAAGCGCCAAGGCTCCGGCTACAACAATGCCGCCTCGCAATACGGCCCGCTGCTCTCGTCCCGCCGCCACCTCTTCAGCAGCATCAAGTACACGCCCGGCAACGCCAGCGTCACCATCAGCAACGAGGTACCCTATGCCGCCATCCACAATCAGGGCGGCACCATCCACGTCAGCGTCACTCCCAAGATGAAGCGCTACGCCTGGGCCAAGTATTACGAGACTTCCGGCAAGGGGAAGAGCAGCACCGGCAAGAAGAACCGCAAGTCCAAGGCCACGCAGGCGGCCGACAATGAGCAGGCCGCCATGTGGAAGCGCCTTGCCCTGACCAAGAAAACATCCCTGCAGATACACATTCCGCAGCGCCAGTTCATCGGCCCCAGCCGGGAACTCAGTGAGAAAATAGAGCAACGAATCAACCAAGAATTAAAGAACCTGTTAGAAAATTAACGTTATGGCAGCATTATTGAATGAAATGAAACAGCACATAGCCCAAAGCATGGGCGAAGATGTGCACTGGGTCGACGAGGACTACGGTCAACTGGAGGCCCTGCAGTATGGCGAGGACCAGTATCCGGTCCAATTCCCTTGTGTGCTTATCGGCACACCCGAAACGGAATGGCAGTCCATGAAGACCACCGTGCAGCGTGGCAAGGGCGTCCTTTCTGTCAGAATCGCGTTTGATTGTTACGATGATACTTTCTACGGCAGCAAGCAAGAAAGTGCCACAGAGGAGCGCGCTCGCATCGTGCAACGCCTCAACACCGTCATTCACGGCTGGCGCTTTGACAACAGCAGTCCGCTAGTGCGCCGCCGCAGCCGGGGACTGGCCTTGCCCAAGGGTATCAAGGTATACGAGACGGTATACGAACTGAATATGGATGAATCGGTGGTGTCAGAAAAGGGATAACTGCGTGTTGATGCGCTGCAGCCCCTCGATGATGCGAGGCTCCGCACTGGCGTTGATGATATTGTAGAAGGTCTTCTCGCAGATGTGGTACTTCGGCCAGATATACCGGCGCAAGATTTCACGGTTACTCAACCCCGAACGGCTGTGCTCGTCGTAAATCCTGGTCACGTCCTCCACTCTGTAGAGATAACTTCTTCCTACTATTTTTCCACTTTTTCTCATAGATTTGAATGATGAATGATTTCAACTACAAAGTTACTAAAAATTACGCATTTCCGCAATCTAAATCATAGTTTTTTTCACATTTTGAGTAAAAAAAGAGCCTGAAAGTCAACGATTCTTTCAGGCTCTTTCTCCGTCATTTGTCCAGGCGCCATATCTTTCCACCTGTTTTCGAGACGGCCCGCTGCATGAATTCCATGGTGCGGTAGTCCGAGGGATCCACCGTGAAGGTCACGGCCGCCAATCCCTTCGTCTTGGCTTTCCTGAAGGTGATGGGGACGGGCATTTCGTACCGTACCCAGTAACTCAGGAACTCAGTGGTGAGCGATTCGTCTATCTGTACGGCCACTCTCTGCGGACCGAACAGAGGCTGCATCTTTCCTTCTGTCATACCTTATTCCGGATTTGTCGGTACAGCATCGTGCCGGGCACGTAAGGCTGTTTGGTCAGTTCAATCACGCCGCTCACCACCAGGCGTCCGCTGCCGTTACAATCAGGGCAGGTCTCTGACACTTCGTTCCGGTCGTTCTCGTCCATGTGGCTGTAGATGCCCGAACCGGCACACTTGCGGCGGAGGGTAATCTTCGGATGCTTGTAGCACCGCTCTGTTTTTATGGGTTCTGCTGAATTCATTGTCTTTCGTTTTGGGGTTTGTCTTTCGGTTTATACTTCCATCCGTTCAGCCGGTACAGTTCCTTGCGGGCATCCTCAAACTCGGTGAACGTGGCTACCAGGCTGCCGGTGGCACTCCCGTTCCGCCGCTTCCACCGGTAAATGTGGAAGCGGTTGAAACGGTGTACGATGGTGTATTCAGGCTGTGGCTGCATTGGGCATTTCGTCTTCTTTCTTCAGTTCGATGTAGAAAGTCTCGTCCTGCACCACCTCGATGCCTATCTTCGGGAAGAGGGCAGCCACTTCCTCCTTGCCGCGGTCGGCCAGCAACTTGTCCTTGGCGGTCTCTTCTGTGGTGCGGATATACTCGGGCAGCAACTCCTTGCACAGGTTGGTCACGGCGGCCCAGGTGAAGCCTTTCAGGGTCTTCAGTTTGGGAGTGCCGGTGCGGAAGCCGAACACGCCGTGAGCGCTCTCCACGCTCTTGCGCTTGGTGAAGAGGGCCTCCTTGTTCTCGAAGGCGAAGGATTGCATCGTCTCGAAGCTCTTGGCGCGCTGCTCTCCCAACTCAGCCAGTTGGTCGGCATACTTCTCTCGGATCTGAGTTATCTCCTGGTCCATACGTGCCGTGATTTCCTGCACGGCGGCATCGGCCGACGCATAGTCGGCAAAAGCCTGTTCGGCTTGCTCGCGGGTGACGCCTGTCACCACTGTTTTCTTGATTCTTGCCATGATGTTTGTTTTTTAGTGAGTTATAAAAGGTCAATCATTCCAGTCTTCATCGGTGATGTTATACTCTTGTTGCATCGCCAGGCGGAGTTCGTCGTCGATTCTTTCCAGTATCTCGTTGTAGATACTGATCTGTTCCAGATTGCTAAACTTCTGCAGTCGATCCACGATTTCATCGCAGATCTTCTCGGCCACTACGTTGTGATGTTCTGTCATAATGATAATGTTTTTAATGGTGAAACTTATGCTTCGCCGCAGGGAGCGGTGATGTTGTATCTCACGGCCATTCCCTCTCGGCGTTTCTCTTCTACGATCCTCAGACCACCCTTGCGGTCAATGGCGCGCAACTTGTTCACGAGCTTTACCAACTCAAGGGTAGTGATCTCTCTGAAAGGTTTCCCGGCGATGCGGGGATTCTTGCAAAAGCGGTTCACGCAATCCCAGTCGGCGGTGTCAATTCCTAACTTCTGCATCCAGTGCAGAGCCTGACTGCGGTTGGCCCGCAGCGTTTCCCGTTCAGCGCGGGTCATGTTGCCTTCGCGCTGCGCAGCCTCCGGCTCCTTGCCAATCAGTTTCTCCAGTCCGGCGCAGCACTCCAGGTATTCCTTCATGCTCATTTCGCGCAGGCTGTCGGTGCGGTTCCACGTGTACTGAAGCACGATTTGCTTCTTCAGTTCCTCGCGGTCGCCGCTGTAAGGCATTCTATTGAACGCCTGATAGAATCTTGCAAAATTGGTTACTTCTCCCATGTCATTCTATATTATTAGTGATTTTAATGAATCCTTCTTCCCACACTTTGAACTTGGCACCGGGCTCGGGAATGAATCGCCCCTGACACACGGCTTCATAGCCTACCACTCTTATCTTCACACCGGCTTTGTACTTCAGCCGTTCGGCAGGCTTGCCCATCGGGCGCCCCTTGCTCTCTTGCGAGATAAAGATGAAACTCTTCTGAGGGAACTGTTCTATCAACTTCTCCACTTGTTCATAGGTCCAGCGGGATTCCTGGAAACTGTCTACGATTACGAACTTCGCACTTTTGGGTCGCTTGAGTCTTACTACAAGGTCATCAAAGGTATCATCTACGGCCACCCGGAATCTGCCCTGGCAATCCCGCATGTGGAATCGCTCCAGTCGCGTCTGAAACGATTGCCCCACGCCTTCCTCGTAACTCATGTAGAGGGTGACGCCATACTTGCAGAGTTCCTTGGCCAGCTGCATGGTGAATCCACTCTTCCCGCTGGCACTCGGGCCACTTATAAACCAAACTTCATTCACTGTCGGTGAGCCAAAACACCGTTGCCACTCCCCGCCCCAGGGGATGGTTTTGTAGGTTTTCAAAAGTATTTCTTTAGGGCTGTAGGCGCGTTTTGTCATCTATCAGTGCTTTTCAGTTTCTCTATTTCGGTATATACTCGTCTCAGTCCTCCTTGGGTCTTGCGCACCAGGGTGTTGATATCAGTGCCTGCGGGCGCGTTCACCTTGGCCACTACGCGGGCCTGGTCCATCATAAATGCCAGGCGCTCCTTGCCGTCGTCGGGCGTCACCTTGCTGTAGCGGTCGCCGTAGCGGCTGAACATTTCGGTATAGCCCACCTTCTTGCACTCGATGGAGCGGTTGATCTTCTCCTTCAGTCCGTCGGCACCCATCATGTACCAGGCGCAGCAGCGCTCGGTGGCGTTCCATAGGGCCTTCAGTTCCAGAAAGGCCTCGTAAGTCAGGTCGCCGGCCTCGTCCAGGATGATGAGGGGGTTCGGGATCGAGCGCAGGTAATACACCAGGTCTTCATACACATCCGAGTAGGTGCCCCGGCTGCTGGTGCCGAACTCTCCGGCAATCTTACGGATCAGTTTCAGTTTGGTCTTCACCTGCGAGCAGTCGATGTACACGGCGTTGGCGTGTCCGGCTACGTAGAACCTTGCGGTGAAGGTCTTGCCGATGTTGGGTTGGTCGCACAGGATGGCGCTCAGCGCACTCTGCTGGCACAGTTCCAGTTGGGAGGTAATGAACTGGAAGGTGGCGGTGTTGGCGGCTTTCCATTCCATCCCGCCGTGCAGGCTCACTCCCAACCGGCGGGCCACCGTTATCCAGTTGGCATCGCTCATCATGCGGTCGGTCTTGCCGTTGCGGAGGGCACTGTACACGCTCGTACTGATTCCAAGCGAGGCCGCGTGCTTGGCGTCGCTGGGATAATTGGCGCGGTTGGCTTCAATCGCACTCAGAATCTTGTTTCTAATCTCTGTCGTTAACATATTTCCAACATATTTTGAATGGTATTACAATTCCTTTCTAAATCTGCTGCGCCCCTTCCGACGCATAATCCCTGAAACTGGAGGGCGGCAGGTCCAGGCCTACATCCCGGGCCACGGGCGTCACCTCCAACGCTTCTTCGTACTCGTCCATCGCGACGGGTTGTTTCCTCTCCAGCATCCCCACCCGCAGGATGGAATGCTCCTTCACATATCCGCGGAACTCGCTCACCTTCTTCCTTTGCTCCACAAAGATGCGCTTGTCTTCCTCGGTCTGCTCAGCGGCGGCCGTGCTATAGGTACCGATGTTCTGCAGCTGGTCTATCAGGCGCTCGTCCTGAAAGATGTACACCTCGTTGGCTTCTCCTTTCTCGTCGGGGATATAGTAGGCATCCACCTCGTAATTGTTGGGTGCCAACCGCTCCAGCACGCGGGTGCTGCTCAGCCACCAGTCGGCATGCGCCACGCGGCAGTAACTGTTCCTGCGGATGGTGGTGGGCACCTTCTCACCGATATAGCGGGCCAGGGTGGCCTTGTCCAGCGGGCGCAGCGTGGGGTTGATGTTGGCCTCCAACACTTGCCAGCGTGTCATGCCCGGATACTTCTTCTGGTTCGGGTGCAGCGAGTTGTTGAACTGCATGATGTCCTGCAGGTCGTCGGCAATCAGTTCCTCCCAGGTGTAGTATTGCTTGTCCACGTAGGTGTCGTTGGCTTCGTCAAACACCTTCTTGGCTTCCACGCGGTAACACTTGTTCTTGGCATAGAAACGGCCGATGCCGTCGTGGTTGCGGTGCTCTATCCGGCGTTTCTTGGCGCCGTTGAATGTCTCGGCTCCCTTCTCCTGAGAGTTGGTGGGGGCACAGAAGTGCACATAGGGGAACACCTCTCCGGCCTTCAGGAATCCGCCGGCATATTGCTCCAGCAAGTGGTGCTCCACCTCTATCTCGGCGGGGCAGCCCCATCCGTGGCGGTCGAGCAGGCGGAACATGTTGCGGAACATGTCCACCACCAGTTCGGTGTTCTTCTTGCGGTTGTAGGCGAAGCCGATGCAACACATGCTGGCCATGTCGTAGGCATAGTAGGCTTTCGGACGTATGCGGGTGTCCTTCAGCTTGCGCGGCAGGTCGCGGTCGTCGATGGTTACTTTCGACAGGGCGAACTCGGCATTGTGGCGGTGCATGTGCGGCATGGTCTCGTGCATGAAGGTGGTGTAACTGTCCAGCTTGGCACGGATCAGAATCTGGTTTTTTGGCGAGTTCAGGATGTTGTTGATGGTGCTTTGGCTCAACTCCTGCGGGCGTCCGTCCTTGTCGGTGAAGTCCTTCGGGTCGAAAGCTTCGCCGGTCGTGGGGTCGTACACTTCCATTTCGCCGCGTATAAAGGCCAGGTACCAGTCGTATACGTTGTTGTGGTAGGGCTGGTTGGTCTGTATGGCCAGGCCCAGCACCAGTTGCTCTATCTGATGGCTCACCTTGCGGGCGCTTTGGTTGCCAAACTTGCCGCTGATTAGGCATTCGTAACCCACCCGCTTGTATTCGGCCACCTTCTTGCGGAAGCGCTGCGTGCTGCAGGGCAATGTGTGGCCGAATTGTTGTCTCAGACTCTCTATCGTAGCGGCCATCATGCTCCATTCATAAGCACGGCCCATCAGTTTGGATATCATCAGGCTGTTTTCATACAGTTTGATGCAGCAGTTCAACACCGAGGCGTTCACCACACATTCGCGTTTCCGGGCTTCCGTCATTTCCACGCCTGTCTGACTGCGGTCGTTGAAGTACACCACAGCGTTCTGGTCCACCTCGTAATTCGAGCGTACCCAGCCGTCCAGAACGATCTGGCGGCCGTCGGGGTAAGTCTTGTTCACTTTCATTCTGAATCTGTCGGGTAACGTGTCTACTACAACCAATGCATAACAGCCCAGTCCCTTGCCGTTGCGGGCCAGTTGGAACTGTCCTGCCGATGCCAGGCGCTTGTAGTTGGCCTCACTCATGATGCCTTCCTTGATCAGCTCCTTCATCGAGATACATAGCTTTCCGTTATAGTATTCCATATTTCCTCCTTATCTGAGCATAGAAGCTCTGCGCTGGATGCCTGCGATATCGGCTATCATCACGCGGTCATAATGTTCCTTCACTTCACCGTGGAAGATTACGTCACCGGCTCCGGTCTTCTTGTCGAATTCAACCACGGCCCCGTTGGGCATGTACTGGCGCATCACGTTGTCGATGTCGTGGAAGGTCTCCATCACATTGCCGGCTATCTCCACGCTGCCGCGTTCCACGGCTGCCTTGCGGATGCGCTTGGCCAGGTCGGTGTTGCTCTCAAAGGTCAGGGCCTTATAGATCATTCTCTGTGTGCAGTTGAAGACCTTCGACAGGGTCTCGCGGTCTGCTCTTGTGCATGTTAATCGTTTTTCCATTGTTTTTCGATTTAAATGATTGTCTTTGCAAACGAATTGTTTAACTAATTAATTAGAGTGTCATCATTATTCATAATCTTCATCCTTTAGAATTAATACATGACTGATAAATTCTTCCGGTCGCAGCCACCCCAGGCACCGTAAGCCCCGCTTCTTGGGACTTCAATCCGCCGCTCATGGCTTCTTCCATCACATCCACAAGCGACTTCACTTTCGCTTGAGCATTTAAGAGGGTCTGCCAGATGGGGGTCTGGCTGATTTCTTCTTCCGTGAACTGACTGCGGATGCCGGCGGCCACTTCGTCCATCGCCTCCGAGTAGTTCTTGATGGCCGCGCAGGTGTAAATCAAGCACCGAATTGCCATCTCTTCTGTCCTTTCTTTTGTTTCCATGTTTTTGCTCATGTTTTCAAATGATTAAAATTAACGCCATTATCTTGTGTCCATTCATCGTTATTACCATCTTTGGCGGTCGTTCACTTATGAACACGCCACAAAAATATTACATAATCCCGATATAAACAACTTTTTTTTGAAAAAAAATTCTAAGAAAATTTATTTTTCTTCTTGATTGTTGGCTCGAAACATAGCTGGAGCACCCATTCACAAACGTTTTGAGGGCAATTCTGACCGCTGACCATAAACTTTGTATTCCCGACCCAAAATGCGCTCCTATCGAGACAATCAGGCGCCAAAGCCATACAAATCACCCTCGTCAAGGCCCTCCTCGGAGCATCAAGTAACTCCACGTCCTTCCACCCAACCATATTGCTAACCCCAGCAATATGGTCGCCACCGCTCGAACCGCCTCCCAACACCCTTCGAACCGCCTCCCAAAACCACTCGAACCACCACCCCACGTCCGTCATGGCGAATCTCCCCTCACTCATTCTATCCCAACACCATGCCTTCCTCATCACTCGATCCTCGCCTGATGGAAGCCATGAAGACCGCTGGCGACCACTTGTGATCTTCAGACGACCATCCGATTAACCTCCCTGGATCCTCCGGCCATCGAAACGACCTTCGAAGCGATCACCACGATCACTATCCGATCACCTGAGCGACCTACCTGGATCCTCAGACCATCGAAATGACCTCCGGAGTGACAACCGGCGACCACTCCGCGACCACCAGAGCGACCTCCCGTGACCCCCATTTTACCCCAAAAAGAGTGATTTTTCGCGGTGATACCCCCTAAAAACGCACAAATCCCTTCATAAGTAGCTGATTCCCTTATATATTAATAAGGTGTAATTTCGAAAGGGGGTGGTTTTTGCTTAGTGTCTATCTAATGAATATTGCCCTCGATTCTTGAAAAGTGGTATGTTCCCCCACTTCCCTTGTGTATGCCGAAAACCCTAAAAATGTAACCCTAAACGAATAAATATGCAACCATATACATAGCTAAAAGTAACCCTAAACGTAACCCTAAATGTAACCCTAAACCATCTGTTTTAACACAATTAACTTCCATTCACACTCAATCTCCAGCCCTCAAAAACGTCCCGTCCAGGCACAAAAAAAGGCAGCTCTTTCGAGCCACCTTCCAACTCCATTTCAAGGGCGTCATACTTCCGTTATAATGGAACTTCTACACTCAGATAATAGCCACATCCGCCATCCTACAAAACTGCCTTAAACCGCCTTAAAACAAGCCTTTCAGCCATTCCGGGCCGTCCAATAACCACCCGTCAAGGATCACCCATCCAGTCCCACAAAAATGCCGCCTCGATCCACCCGCCGAGAGCCCATGTCGAAGCCGCCATCCAGTCCCCTAAAATCGTCCAGAATCGGGCCCCAATGTAACATCAATGTAAAGCCGATGTAAAGCCCCAATGTAAAGCAAATGTAACCCAAAGTAAACGCTTCGTTTTGTGGCGCCCATTTTCCTCAACCATTCTCAATCCCTTTACCACAGAGGCTTCCAGCCACTTTTGCCCACCTCTTCAAATTATACGCTTCGTTTTGTGCCCCCTACGTGAGAAAGAATCAGCGAAGTCTGTCGTAAG